ACAATTAGAACTTGAAGAAGAAAGAGATGAGTTAATTTCAGGAAAATCCGATGTTTATGATTTCTATCCGAGTGGAACTAACTATAGAATGGATAGTTTTGAATGTTTATCAACCGGTTATGAATATACCGTTGGAACAGAATCTGAAGCTGATGTCGCTATGGAGGATTACTACGAAGAATGGGTCGAGAATCCAGAACATTATATCAGTAAAGACCGACTATCTTATTATATAGATGGAGACGCTTTAGCCGAAGGTTGGGAAGACACAGTAAGAGATTGGATATATGAAGAACCAGAGTCTTATAATGTTGAAAAACAATTAAGTAGTGACCAAGAAGAAGAAATTTGGCTACTTGAAATGGAAAAATATATTCTTGAAAATACTGGTGTAAGATTTCCAATTCAACATGCAACAAAAGAAGATGGTGGAGTTTTTGATTTTGAAGATGAAGAAGGTAATAGGTTTCAATATTATGAAGAAGGTGGTAATTGGTTTTTAGATAAAGATGGTGTAAGAGTAGATCCCAATCAAATATATGACGACGAGGACACACAAGACCATCAAGACGATAGAGATAGTAGAATATCAGATATTGAATATGAGATTGAAGAAATAAAAGATAATCCAGATGGTGACCCAAGTGATGATGATATTGAAGAAGCTGTTGAAGATTATTTGGACCAAATAAGGAGAAGACCTGCTGATTGGTTAGATGAAATGGGTTTTGGTGGTGATGAACTTTACAATTATATTGACAAGGATCGACTAAAAGACGATTTGATTAGAGATAGTGATTATGGTGAAACTTTGAGTTCATACGACGGACAATATAGTATGATTGATGTCGGTGATAAAGAATTTGTTGTAATGAGAACCGACTAATATTTACTGAAAATATTATATGATTATTATTATTCCAAATGGCAAAGAAAAAGAAGATAGAATTTTTAATGAACACCGAATGGATGTTTGAAAAACCAATTGACAAGGAACACAAAGAATATAAATTACTTTCTTATTTCCAAAAAATGGGTGAAAAACTAGATAATTTGGAATTATACCCAGGATTTATTGAACTTGCATTACATTTGGCAAATGTTCAAACACTTGTAAAAGACAAAAAAATTCTATACACAAACAAAAGATTTTCTTCAATTGACGATGAACTATTGGTGAAAGATTTAAAGATTAAAGATGTTCCAGAAATGACAAAGGACGAGTATGAAGAATTTATCCAAATTTTATCATATACAACACCAAGAATGATTGAATACTTTAATATTGCCAAATCTGTTTGGGAACTTGTTTTTGATAAGATTTATTTGGTTGTTAAAAAAAACAAAGAAAATATTATAAATGATTCTGGTTTTATGTATTTTAATGATAAGAAAAACAAAAGAATTATTGTTTGGGAATATGAAAAAAAACCAGTCGCTAAAGGATCACCGGAAAATAAGTTAATCACAAAAATAATTTATGATGGAGAAAGAAATAATTTGACTCCCTCAAGAATAATATCTACATTTAGTTTATTGGAAGATAAAAAGAAATTATCAGTAGTTGAAATGGTAAGTAATGGTGATTTTCCTTTAGAAGAAACTTTATTACCATTGTTCAAGAGAAAACTAATTTCTTATATCGAACAGAAAAAAATAGTTGAATATTATAAAAGTGTTAAAACAGAACAAGATGAATGAGAAAGAACTTATTGAATTAGTAAAAAAATTTCCTAACGATTATGATTTGGGTGAAGAGATTAGAAGAATCGTAAATGAACTTAAACAAAAAAATGGAAAATAAGGAACAGGTAAATCATCCTAATCATTATGGTGGAGAAACGAACATTTATGAAGCCATAAAGGTGATTGATGCTTGGAATCTTGGGTTTTCATTGGGCAACACGGTAAAATACATTTCAAGAGCCGGGAAGAAAGATCCGGATAAAGAAATACAAGATTTGGAAAAAGCCGCTTGGTATTTACAGCACCATATTGATATATTAAAATCTAATCGTTAAAAGTTAGAATATCACCAATCTCAATATCATACTCATTACAGAAACCACCTTTAACCTCTAAAACCATATCGCCATTACCTTTGTATCTTTTACAAGGCTCTTGCCTACAAGGTTTGCAGTTATGGTGTATTTTAGAAACTCTATTATTTTCGATAAAAATAATATCTAATGGTATGATACAGTCTTTCATCCAGAATGAGTGTTCTTTATCATTCATAATAAACAACATCCCATCAAATTCATTTGAAAATTTTCTACCCATCATTCCTTTTTGAGTGTCTTTTGAATTCATTACACATTTTACATTCAACAGATTATTATTAAGTAAAATCTCCATATTTATATAAATATATCTTATGTCTGAATTAAAAAAAATAGCCGGAGTTGTTGTTAAATATAATGATAAATTACTTTTGTGTAAAAGATCAAAAAACGAATCTTTACCATTGGAATGGTCTATACCATCTGGACATATGGATAAAGATGAATTACCAATTGATGCTGCTGTTAGAGAATTTAAGGAAGAAACGCATTTGAAAATTGATAAAAAAAATTTGAATCTTATTGGTATTTTACTAAAAATGACCTTCCGGAGACAAAAAAAACAAAAAATATGATGGAAATTTTGAAAAATTTTTGACTTTTTGTGAATTTCATAGTATTTATAAAACACAAAAAAACCACATATCCTTCTTATTTTGTTGGTAATAATTTAAAATCTCATAGATTAGTAATATAATTTGTGAGATTTTTTGTTTTATATCAAAAAGTTCATTATATTTGTGATATGAAAATAGGATTTAACATAAGAATATTACACGAAACCTTTGGTGAATTACTAAATGAAACATTTATGGATCAGACACAATTCAAATTATTTTTGAAGATGGTTCATGCAAGTGTTGAATTAAAAGAGAATTTATCTTTTTTTAATGGAGATACATTTTATGTGAATATACCAGCAAAAACATTGGGTGATTGTATAATAGTTACAAACACAAAAGAAATATCAATAACCGAACAGGTTAAAAGTAAGATTGAGGCGTTGGTTACAAAGTAGTTTCCTTGTTCTATCAAAACAAGGTGGTGGAGAGTTGACATTCAATGTCGACCCAAATTAAAGGAATCAGAAATGGTTCCTTTTCTTGTTTTTATAAGATATTTTTTTTAATTTTGTTTTATGGAAAAAATACTTGTGATATGCCGCGGGATTTGTGGTGCTGGAAAATCAACATTTGCTAAAACTTTAGGTGGAAAACATTATGAAGCTGATATGTATTTTATTGATCCAAATACCGGTGAATATAAATTTGATGGGACAAAAATTAAAAATGCTCATACTTGGTGTTTAGATAAGGTTAAAACCGATATGGCCGTTGCTCGTGAAAAAATTGTTGTCTCAAACACCTTTACACAAGAATGGGAGATGACACCATATTTTGATTTAGCAAAAGAATTTGGATATAAAGTTTTTACTATAATTGTTGAAAATCGTCACGGAAATACCAACGAACACAATGTTCCAGAAGATAAGATAGAACAAATGAAAAATCGTTTTAGTATAAAATTATGAGTAGATTAGACAGATTAAAAGAACAACATCCGGATTTGAACATATCACTAATTGATATTATTTCACATTTGGATCCAACGGATTCTTACAAATATACAGAGTTCTTAATTAAGAATTTTAAAAGAGATAGTGATTATTATAGTTCTAACAAAGATGAATTTATGGGATATATGGGTATATTCCTATTTGGTTCCGGTGAGGTTGAAACTCTAAATGAATTTGAAAGACATTCAAAGGCAAATAGAATTAAAATTAAAGATATTAGTCAATACAAAAATTTTTTAGAATTAAACGAAGCCGTTAAAGTCGCCGAAGAAATTGAAAACAGAAAAAAAATTGAAAAAGAAATATTAAATATTCACGAAGATGAAACCTGGTTTATTCTAACACCATTAAGTTTTGAAGCATCTAAAGTATATGGTACAAACACAAAATGGTGTGTAACACAAGAAAAATATTGGAATCAATATTTAACAACACATAGGTTGATTTATGTTTTAAATAAAAAAACGGATACAAAAATCGCATTCTCAAGAGAGTTTAGAAATGAAAAGTTCCAAGCTTGGGATCAACAAGATAGAGAAGTTGATCCAATGTTTATTGACTTTATTCCGGATGAATTGTTTTTAAAAATTAGAAAAGAACTACAAAGGGATAAGACAACTGGAGATTTAATTGGTTGGGGTGATAATGTGAAAAGTGTAAGAAAAATAGCTGACTACCCAATTAGTGATAGAATATTAACAAATGATCCACATTTTTATGGACATACCATATCTGGAAACGCGAATTATGGGGATATTGTTATAAGTAATCCTCAACCGAGTACAACTGGAAATATCCAACTTGGTAGGATTAAAGAATTGTTAGGACTATCGAGTGCAACGATAGGATTAAATAATACCATAGATTATAATTATTTAGATGAAGATTATAATTATTTAGATGATTTACCTTAAAGATAAAAACTATGAAATTTAAAACATTAGAAACAATAGGAAAAGTGTTTATAGTGAGCGATACACATTTCGGACACCAAAATATTTGTCGTGGTGTGACGAATTGGAGAACTCAAGATGGAAAAATCCCAGTTGATTCAACAAGAGATTTTCAAACTATCGAGCAGATGAACCAACGATTGGTAGATGGAATTAACAATATGGTGGGTCAGGACGATACATTGATTATGTTAGGTGATGTTTCATTTGGTGGGTTTGAGAATATTGGTATTTTCTTAGAAAGATTGATTTGTAAAAACATTCATCTAATACTTGGTAATCACGACCAACATATAGTTAATAACAAAGAAAATATCCAATCAAGATTTTTAAGTGTAAATCACTACTTGGAAGTTAGAATAAATGACAGAAACTTTGTTTTATGTCATTATCCATTACAAAGTTGGAATGGTCTTAACAAAGGTGTTATCCATTTACACGGACACTCACACCTTGGACGAGAAGCCAAATTCGGTAATGGTAAAAAAATGGATGTTGGTGTTGATGGAAATGGATTGGACCCATATAGTATTGATGAAATAATCAAAATTATGGATAAAAGACCAGTTGGGTCCGATATGTCTGGAGATCACCACCTGGATGATTTAGTTGGTGTTGTTGGATAAACTATAACTCCAATATATTTATTATTATGAAAATCCTAATAACCGAAAATCAATTAAGACTAATCACAGAAGCTGTTGGTGTTCCAAAAGGAATTATGGAAGCGGCCGAAGAACTATATAGTATTGTTCTAGAAAAGTTAAAATCAATAAATGAAAATGATATAGAATACGAATTTGATATTGAAGATAAAGAATTACAAATTTCAGATATAACAATAGATCATATCAAAGTTATAGTTGAAATCCAAGAAGTTGAAGATTACGATGGAAAACCAGAAATAGCGGCGATGGGTGTCTCAAACGAATTTATTTTTGATAATGCTATACTCATGCAGATTTCACCGGTAAATAAAACTTTAATATTACACATTAATTTTGTTGCGGCAGAAATGTGGGAACCAGAGGAAATATTAGAAAAATTCCAAGAAGATGAAGCACATACAGTTTCAGTTATGGCTCACGAATTAAAACACAAATACGATAGAACAAAAAAAACAAAAGGATTCGTAGGCGATCTTGCCGATTACCAGGCGTACTCATCAGGTAGATTAAATTTTGGAATACCAATCTTAAATAAGTTTATGAGATACAGTTATTTTATTCAAATGACCGAAAATCTGGTAAGACCAACTGAGATCTCAACTAGAATGTTAAAGAAAGGTATTACAAAAGAACAGTTTTATGATTTTATAACAAATGATACGGCATATAAAGAATTACAAGATATTAAAAATTTTTCATTTGATTATTTGATTGAAAGTTTGTATAATGAAATGGAAAGGGTTGATAGATTATTAGAACACGCTGGAATGGAAACAAATGTTGATGATGAAACAAAAATAAAAATGGTGCTTAGATTGGTATATGTTAATTTAGTAAATACTAAAGTTGAAAATTTTGATAATTATTTTTATTCACAACGAGAAAAGATTAACAGTATGTTTGATGGGTTTATGGCACAACTATTGGGTGGTGGAGAGAAAATAAATCCAAATAAAGAAAAAGTTAGGAATAAATTTATAAATCATATAACCAAATACCAAAATAGAGAGTTGGATTTCTTCAAAGACGAATGTGAAAGATTTAATTATGTTGCAACAAAACTTATGAAAAAAATATCAAAAATTTATTCATTGATTCCGGATGAAAAGGAACAAACAAATGAATCAATATTAGATTGGGATCTACACCAGAAACTTATGGAAAAAAAGTATGGTAAAAGACCAATTCAAACTTCCTACAATTTCAAAAAATAGTTTGGTAATCTGATTTTTTTCTATATCTTTGTGATATGGAAAATAAAACATTAGGTCAATTATTGAAGGGTAAAACATCTGGTGTCTTTGTTAATGATAAAGACGAACATTGTTATGTTGGTTCATATTATACTGGTAATAAAAGAAAGTTTCAAATCATATTTTCAAAAGGACTTAATGATATAGCAACAAAACCAGCAATAAACTCAACTTCTGAAAAAAGAGTGTTGAAGTTTTTAAGTTCTGAAAACTTTGTATTAGTTGATTAATGAAAAAACCCTGTAAAGAATGTCCTCACTTCATTCGTAATCGTCACAACGATACTATTGTTGATTTTGCTGAGAGAACCGGTAAGAAACACAATTGTCATATGACAGAGGGAAAAAAAGATTTGTGGAATGTAACTAATAAAAATTTGGAATGTTATGGAAGTAAAAGAAAGTAGATTAAAAAAAATTAAAAGTAGATTATTATTTTTTATAAAGTTGGTAATACCCTTTTATGTTATTAGGATTAAAAAAATTTTAACAACAGGAAAAGATATAGAAAAACTTCCACCACCAACAAAAGGGTATGGTAGAATATACTTTTTTGAACCTGATGAGAATGGGAATTTTTGGGCGAGACATCACGAAATGCCTTTATATCTTGCGGATAAATTTAACAAAGAATATAAAGATAAATTAGTTGGTTTAACTAGAGAAGAAATTGTTGAATGGATTATAAAAAATAAATAATTAGAATGTTATGGAGGTAAAACAGACAGCAGTAGAATGGTTGGTTGAACAATTAGATGGCGAAAGACATTTAACAGAAAATGAAATAAAACGACTTATTCAACAAGCAAAAAAAATGGATGATGAGTTTTTAGAAAAACTTAAAGACTTTGATAATTGGAGAGAATGGAAAAATTCTAGTATGAAAACAAAAGAAACTAAATTTGGAACTTATATGGAAAAAGAAACACCAACAAGTTTAACTAGTAAAAAAATTACTATCTTTGTTGAAAGATTGAAAAAAATTGGTATTGATGTAAAACTATCGGGAAACTTTCCTTGGGTTTATATTGATGAGATCTGTGGAATTAGAGTTACCGAAAAGTTTGAAGCAAACCACGGATTTACTTTGATATTTCTTCCTGGTAGAAATGATAGTCCAGTGTCTGAATTTACAGATATTACAGAAATATTCAAACTTATACGAAAGTATTCGAGAGAAGCTAGATTGATTCAAATGATGAAAGACGATGAAAAAGACGGATTATATGAAAAATAACAAATTATTCTTGGATGACGTGCGGTCACCAAAGGACGCAATTGGATTGGTTCCGGATAAACATAATAAGTTTTATTGGGAGAATGATTGGGATGTTGTAAGAAACTATGACGAGTTCGTACAATACCTAGAAGTAAATGGTGCTCCTGAGTTTGTATCATTTGATCACGACCTTGGTGATACTGCAATGGATGAATATTTTAGAAATGTTGCAACCAAAGGAACTTTGGATTACGACAACATCAAAGAAAAAACTGGTCTTGACTGTGCAAAATTTCTTGTTGAATATTGTGCGGACGAGAACCAACCATTACCGGAATATTTGATCCACTCAGCAAATCCTGTTGGTAAAAAAAATATTGAATCATTTTTGGAAAATGCAAAAAAACATTTATCTTTGTAATATGGAAAAAGAATTTGTACCTTATGAGTTAGCTTTAAGGATGAAAAAACTTGGATTTGATGAACCTTGTTTTGGATATTATGATGTTGATGAGGGTTATAGTATTGGATATGCTTTTTGCTATTCAGATAGAGAATTACAACCCGAAATTGGATATTCAGCACCACTATTCCAACAAGCATTTAGATGGTTATTACCCCAAATAGATGGTGAATTTAAAGTTTGTTTAGGTGAAAATGGGTGGTATGTTTATAATTTGGAGAATCAAGTTTTTGAAGGTGATGTTGCACTTGAAAAGTTAATTCAAATTGTGGAACAAAGAAATGTTGATATGACCGATTATGGCGTGTATAAATAAAAAACAAATAATATGAACTTAGATAAACTAACAATGGACGAACTTATCTCATTAAGAAATGAAATTGAGAATAAAATACAGTCATACGAAGATGGATATTTGTATATCTGTTCTGTTCGTCAGTTTGGTAGTGTTTGGGAAGAAAGACCAAGTAGTTTATATTCGTTAAAAGAACTTTGTGATTCGTATTACGGAGACAACGGTATTGTTGATGTATATACTAACAACCCCAATTTAGAATTTCCGGAAATGGAGTTTGAAAATTATGGTGACGTTATGTATATTAAATCTGAAAGTGATTACAGAGACTGGGTTAAATACAATAAAGAAAAAAACTTTGTTGAAGATGTAACAAAAAGAGTTAATGAGTGGGAGGAATGTAAAGATAAACCATTAAGATACAGGCCTATGTTTGCACCTATTTGGACAAAAGAGGAAGTTGACGAGATGACCAAAGAGTTTGAAAGTAAGACGTGGGACTTTACTGAACCAAGGTCTATGAAGAAAAATTATTTTGAAGAAGATAGTGATAATTAAAAAAATTATTTATACCTTTGTGATATGAAATATTTAGGAGTTAGTTTGATTTATTTAGGGTTCTTTGGATTAATAGGAACCGCATTGTACATTACCCAAAACGCAAATTGTTTATGGGCTTTATTATTAACACCATCTATGAAAAGTAACGATTAAAATTATGGAATTTGAGGCATTTGAAAGAGCAAAAAAAGTTAAAGAACAACTTGATAGATTAGAAAATCAGAAGTATAAGTTGGAAAGATCTCTTAAATCTTGTTTTTTGGGTGCAACAATCACATACTCAACAGGAGGTGAATCACGAAGAAAAGACGAGGTTATTCTTTATAACAAAGAAGTAATCAAAGAAATGATAGTTAAGGAACTTGAAAGATTAAAAAAAGAAATAGAATTAGTAAAAGAAGAATTTGAAAGTATATAAAAATGGAAAATTTAAATAGTGTTACATATGTTGGTAAGATAGGTTCAGTATCTGAAATACCAGGTGCTGACAATATAGAATTAGTATTAGTTAATGGTTGGCAAGCAATAACCAAAAAAGGTGAATACCAGGTTGGCGATATGGTTGTTGTTTCTACTACTGACGCTGTAATACCAAAGAAACTTTCTGATGGATTGGGTGTTACAAATTATTTAAGAAAAGGACAAAGAGTAAGAACCGTAAAACTTCGTGGAGTTTACTCTGAATGTTTAATAATACCAATAGGTTTTGTTCCGGATAAATATAGATACGAAGGGGCAGATTGTATGGAACTACTTGAGATATTCAAATACGAACCACCAGTTAAAACCATAACTTTACAATCTGGAGGTAGAAAAATAAAATACCATCAAAATCCTAATTTCCACATATACTACAAGTTTCCTAATCAGAAGAATGTTCCGGATATGTTTAACGAAGAAGATGAAGTTGTTATAACTCGTAAACTTCACGGAACCAATGCCAGATATGGAATAGTTAAAAAGAAAAAACTTTCATTACTTGACCGTGTTAAAATATTCTTCGGAAATAAATGGGCGGCGTTTGAATATGTATACGGATCTCATAATGTTGAGAAAGGGTCCGACTCACAAGGTTTTTATTCTACCGATGTTTGGGATGAGGTTGCTGTTAAATATGATATAAGATCAAAACTTTGGTCTCACGTTAAAGATACTTATGAATACCTTGAAAGTGGTTTTATAATATACGGTGAGATATATGGCGCTGGTATACAAAAAAACTATGACTACGGTTTAAGTGAAATAAAATTTGCCGGATTTGATGTTGAGGTTGATAATGAATATGTTGG